TGGAGAGACAGGGAAGTGTAGTATTAGCTGCATCTCCTGCACTTAAAAAAGATTCATCAATTGAATACGTATGAACACATTTTTCTGGCACAAATCTGTAAAACAGCTTTGTAATCTCAGTTGAAACTCTGATGAAAAGCTTCATTTGCGGATTTACAATGTGTATTCTTGGATCTTCAGGTATCTCAAATAGTCTCGATCCTGTTTTGATTCCAAAATCTTTTTTAGATGCAGGAAAAGAAGATCCTGAAGAAATGGCCAAAGCAATTCAAAGCAGTATGTGGAGAGAGTTCGGTTTGTTGTGTACTGTAGGCATTGGAGACAATATGCTGCTAAGTAAGCTTGCGCTTGACCTGGAAAGTAAGAAAACGAAGAGTGGTATTGCACGTTGGAGATATGAAGATGTGCCAAATAAACTCTGGAATGTTCATCCATTGTCAAAAATGTGGGGGATAGGAGGGAGGATGGAAAGAAATCTGAACCGAATGGGGATATCGACTGTAGGCCAGTTAGCCAAGTTTCCCTTAGAATTGCTTGAAAAGAAGTTCGGAATAATGGGAAACCAGTTGTATTATCATGCACATGGAATTGATTTATCTGAAATAGGAACTCCGTTAATGCAGGGGCAGATTAGTTTTGGTAAGAGTCAGATTTTACTGAGGGATTACACAAGGAGAGAAGAGATTAAGGCTGTTCTTCTGGAGATTTGCGAAGAAGTCGCAAGAAGGGCACGTGCACATAATAAAGTTGGTCGAACAATCAGCTTGGGAATTGGCTACAGTAAAGATGAGCTTGGCGGTGGATTTCACCGATCTAAAACAATTGACCTTCCCACAAATATCACAATGGACATTTATAAATGTAGCCTAGTACTTTTTAATAAGTTTTACTCGGATAAGACTGTGAGAAGTATCTCAGTCACGTTGTCAAATATTGAGAATGATGTGAATCAGCAGTTGAGTTTATTTGAAGTGGATAATGAAAAGAGAAGAAAGCTTGGTTTCGTTATGGACGAGATTAGAAACAAATACGGATCAAAAGCGATTCTTAGAGCAGTTTCTTATACATCTGCTGGTACTACGCTTCACAGAGCAGGGTTGACTGGTGGGCATAAATCATAAAAATAACCCCCTTCAAAATTTGGAGGGGGGAACAAGAAAAGCATATTAAGAAGTATGACCTCTACTTGCAATTTCATATGAATGACCATCAGTAAAACTAATACTGGCTGTATGTCCTCTACGTGCTTCTTGGACATCTTTTTGAGCGTTAGTTAAATAAATGCTTGCAAATCCAATTAAAACAATGGCTAAAATAAAGATAGATGCATGCTTAAGTTTCATAAAGACAATCCCCTCTCTGAATTTGTTTACGGGCATAAAGCACTTTCTCATAATAAGCAACAGCCACTTTATGGTCTTCTTTTTCATTGTAATACTTCGCTGCATCTGATGCTAAATCCTCCACGTCTGAAAGCATTGACTTTAATTCTAAATAATTTAGAATTGAATTTAATTTTTCATTGTCATTATCTACATACAAGGCATGTATGAATTCAAACATTTTTGCCATAATCTCATCGTTTAAATTTTTGGACAAAGACAGACCGTGTGCGCACCAAGAAATTCCCTCGGAGTGATTTCTCATTTTAAAGGTGGTTTTTGTCAACATAAGTAAGATGTCTAATACACGATTTGAATGCTCATACCCATTATCCTGGTATACTCTAATGCCCTCCTTGAAGTACTCAGATGCCTTTTCATAAGCTTCCTCAGCAAATGAACATAAGCCAAGATTGTAAAGAGATGATCCGATTAATCGTGACATATCGATTTCTCTTGCTTTGTCTAGAGCATCTTTAAAATGAGGGATCGCTTTTTCAGGGTAGTCCATATCCAAATAGTTCAGACCGATAACAAATGAGCATTGAATAACTCTCACAGTGTAGTTTTCATGTGCTTTATAACTATCAATTGCTTGAACAATGTGATGCATCGACATATGTGTTTGCTTCATATGATAATAAATTTCTGCAACTTTGTAGTGGAATTCTGCTCGTTCAATTTCATCTGCAACAAGTGATAATTTTCTCTCGGCTTGCTTATAGAAGCTTATGGCATTAAGATATTCGTATTGTTCAAATTCATACATCCCTCGGAAAAAGTTAAAATAATATTCAAGAATCCCTTTTAAATCAGTTTGGCTACTTTCGATCTTTTCTAATAAGTCTGAAATTTTAGGGCGTTCTTCGTTCAAGGACTTTGGTTCAAGGTAATCGAGCATTAGCTGATGGCGAAAACACATAAGAGAATAGTACAGCAATAAATCTTGGTCTTCCTTCATATGCCTTATTTCTTCCTCGATTTCAGCTTTCAATATTTCCGAATCTGGGACACTAAACAATCTTATGTATTTATACCACTCGTTTATTTTTACTCCGACTTCAGAAGAAGAGATCATTTGCTCCAAGACAAGCCCTCCTATATTAAATATCTAAATATGTAATATTTTATCATATTTAAATGTATAAGGAAGATTAATGTTGTCTTAAAAAACGAAAAAAATACCCTCCTCAATTAAGAGAAGGGTAGGGGTTTTATCTCGGTGAATCATAATCCATTGCTTGTTCACTATCAGAAATGCCTTGAGTTGTTGGGTCAACAATGATACCCATTGCAGTTAAAAAAGTTAGAAGTGCATTAAATTTCTCAGTCAAATCGTCACCAAATACAGTTAAATCATACCCAAATGCAGAGGCAATCGCTTGTACGAATAAAAGCGTTGCAGAGAAAATTGCGACAAGAAATGTTTTCTTTTTCAGTCTTACTTTCCAGTTGATTTTAGTCATTTAATCGTCTCCTGTTGATTTTATTTAAGGCCAAAATGTATGAGTAACCATGCACCGATAATAGTGGCAATTACACTTGGCAGCACCTTGAATACAAGGTCTTTTGTAAATTGTGAGGGATCAATTTTACGAGTAGAATCAGAGCGTTCCAATATTTCAACTCGATTGTCTAGTTTTTCATATGATTTGCTTAGATTTTTTAAACTGTTACTCATTTCGTTAAGAGTACTGAACTGTTCTCTTGATTGTGCTTGAGAGTCTTTATTAATTTCGACTTGTTGCTCAACAAGCGTAGCTATACGACCGATAACATTTGTTCTTTCTTCAAGAGAGTCAATCTTGTTATTGGTATGTTTTGCTTTTTCTTCTAGTGCACTTAATCTTGAAATGGTGCTTTGCTCAAAGTTATCCATTTGTCACCAACCTTTAATGAATATAGGAAGGTGACTTTACATCACCTCCTAAATTAAGAGGATATTCGCTGATATGAATAGAGCAGCAAAAATCCTCCGAGATTATTGAATATAATTAAATCTTTGAACCGAATTGTCCTGAGATGTATCCACGTTTACCTTTGTAGATAACTTCCCAGTAACCCTTAGCATTGTTTGACCCTTTCACTGATCCAGAAATGCTGACAGTATCGCCCAGATTCACAGTGCCGAGATTCTTCGCTTTGTTTTTATCAGGTCTGTCCATTACGATAGCAGCGCTTTTTACTCCGACAACTTTAATCTTGCCTACAGATTTGATTCCACTGCTATTAGGCTTAGGGGCTGATTGTCCAATCTCAGCATCACTTTTAATGTATTTCACATTTACATATCCGCTGTATGTAGCACCTTTGGAGTTTGTATATTTGATATAACCCCAACCATTTTGAGTTGATCCTTTTTGGTATTGAACAGTGGAGCCTTTAGGAAGAGTAAGTACAATAGAGGAGTTTGCATTGCGCTGGGTTCTCACATTAAGACTGTCTGCGATAACCGTGTTCTTAACATAAGAACCATTTGTTTTAACGACTTTTGTTGGTGGCTTTGAAGATGAGGAAGAAGTATTTCCGCCGAGTGCTTTCAATTCAGCAGCAATAGCAGATTTAACAGCATTCCAACGTCCTTCATCAAGAACTCGATGCGGACAGTATTTGCCAGACCAGTCTTGATGCTTTTTAACTCGATCCACGCCCCATCCACGTTCTTTAAGGAGTTGTGCAATAAATTTAATAGCCAACGCTTCAGCTTTTCTATAGCGCTCTCCGCCAGATTTAGAGTAGCAAACTTCAACACCGATAGAAGTCCGGTTTCCTGAATTCACACCTGATCCATCACCTGTATGCCATGCATTACGATTTGTAGGAATCCCTTGAACAACCTCTTTATCATCTACAGCAAAGTGAAAAGAAACTTCATTATTGTTGCCGATCATATAACTAACTTCATTTTGCGCTGGTGCGTCGTTGTATGTATTGTGAAAAGTGATGAATGAAGCAGATAATGCATATGGACATTTGATTGAATATTTCTCTGGGGATACTAACATTTGTCTCGCTTTAATAGCCATATTAAACATCTCTCCTAAATTAAATTTGAGCACAAAAAAGAGAGAAAGGGACTAAACCCAATCTCTCTTTATCTCACGTATGCTCTTGTTATCTCTGTCTTTCAAGTATGTATTTTGAATAAAATCTATATTTTATCTAGAACATAACCACCTCCTAAAAGAAATACATAAAATTTATTATGCTTTCTTAAGAGCGGCTATTTCTTTTGCTTGCTCTTCAACTTTTGCTGAAAGCTCTTGTACAGCCTTGATTAGAGGAGCAATAAATTCTGTATAACCAATTGACATTACATCTTCGCCACCAGAAAGTTCATGGTGTTGGAAACCGCCAAAATCGATACCTTCAGCTTCAATTACCTTTTGAATTTCTTGGGCAATAACACCGTGATGATATCTATTTTTCTTTTTAGAACCGTCTCGCTCATGGGTGATTACTGTACCATCTTCTTTAATTTCAACATACTCATCACGTATGTCCCATTTATAATCAACAGGTCTGACTTTATTTATGAAATCTAGGCCTAGAACTGTGTCCCGAATGTCAGCTTTATCGCGGAAGTCAGATCTATTTTGGAGTGCATTAAACGAGTATGGAGTAGAGTTTCCATCACCGAGTTGAATCTGATTGCTTCCAGAAACCCTTGAATTGAAACCAACGCCGGTAGAGTTGCTTATATCTTTCATTTCATCTCCACCAGTTGTAAATCTTAATGCACCATATCCTAATGCAGTGTTTTGATTTCCTGTAGTGTTATTTTTAAGAGCCATGTAGCCAAGTGCAGTGTTATAATCGCCTTTGTTGTTTTCGAGTGAAAGACCACCGATAGCAGTGTTAAAACTACCTTTTTTCATTTTCCATGCAGCCTTTACACCAATAGCTGTATTATCATAATTAACTGCCATTGGTGTAGTGTCGGAGTACTCTGTGATTTTTACTGCGCCTGATTCATCTCCGATAATATCTGTAGAGACAGTGAAACCAGAGGATGTCGAATTGGCTACAGTAAAGTAAATAGCTTCCCGTCCACCTACTGACATTAAAACTTTATACCCATTTTGGAAAGGATGATTCCCCATGGAGACTTGAATATTATTGTCTTTCCATACGTAAGTTCCAGTAGTCGTGTAATACTCTGACACTTGAGCCATACCAGAGATTTCATTCTGGGCGGTCTGTGTAGTGCTTACTGTGAAGGTATCCACAGTGATGCTCTTAACCGTAGTAGAAAACTTCTCTCCACCATCTAATGCTAAAGACAAGTTTTGGCCAACATTAAAGGTGTGACCAATATGAGTAAGGGTGATGTCTTGACCTATCCAAGTGTATCCTGCTTGAATACTAGGGAAGAATCTTTGCTTTCCTTCGAATGAGACATCAGAATCGAGTTGACTCATAGCATAGTAACCCATTGCAACGTTCCGCTGACTATTTTTAATTTCCCGTCCAGCATTTACTCCCACTCCCACATTGCCAATTCCATTTGACCAATAAAGGGAGTTAGTTCCGACTGCAACTTGGTATCCGGCAGTTTGAGGGGAATTATTTATAATTGTTTTACTGTCCAGGTTTAATGGGGCATACCCAGACATAGCAGCAGCACCTAAAGCAGTGTTCCAAAGACTCTTTTCATTTGTCTGTAAAGCGTTTCTACCCATAGCGACGTTAGAATACCCGTCTTTGTTAAAGCGCATAGAATTATCGCCCACAGATGTATTCCGAGTCCCTTTGAAAGCATCTCCTTGTACACCGGTAACATAATATTGACTTTGTAAACCAATGGCCAAGTTATAAACGCCATATTTATTATTAAATAGTGCTCCGGCTCCTATTGCTGTAGTGTTTTTAGTGTATTCACTTGCATTTGAAAGTGCATTTTCACCGATAGCGATAATATTATGACCTGCAATACCTTTATATTGATCTCCTGGTCGGAAGTTTTTAGCAGCATTGTTCCCGATGATGATATTTGAATTTCCTGTTTGAAACGATGATACATATCCAGAGAAATATTTATTTCCGTCAATGATAAAGTAACCGTTCAAGTATTTATTTTTATTCGGAAAGCTATTAACGACATATGTTTTACCTGCCAAATCAAACACTTTATCTTGGTAAGTCGATTCTATGGAAGAAAACACACTAGAGTCATCAGTTGTCCCATCGCCTTTGGCTCCTAACCAGGAAATATTGATTCCTCTATAATTAAATTCATTAATAATCTTTTCAGATAGTGTGTTTCCTGTGGCTTTAATAGCGTCTATATCGCCAATTTTATTAAATTTCTGACTGATGTCATCTGCAGTAAACCTATAATTCTCTGATTTTAAAGCTACAGCGTCAATAGGTACCCATTGTTTGGTTTCTTCATCATAATAGCCCATTGTATTTACTGGAATTAGATTGTCACTCAATAATGTTCCTCCTTATCCTTTCCTTATCCAAATCATGCTACCGTCAGGTGCATCTTTAGAAGGTTTTACTCTTTTTTTGCTAGGCGGGCTATTTGTCCTCAGCCACACTGTTCGAATATTGTAAGGTTCAATATAACTTGAAACAACGTTATAACCATCGAATTGGTCTGAAATGCTAATATTAATCCAGTCAAAACCATCCCAGCGATATTCAATACCGGTATCTCGAATAGTAACAACCCACCCAATTTGAGGATTTGGGTAAGTATCCATTAAATCTTGATAAGTATAAACCATCGGCAAATATATTTTTCTAGTGTTCTCAACTACATACTCGTAATCAGAAGTTGCTTGTCTACACCAGTTTGTTATTTCGATACATCGTTTTGTTACTCGTTCACATTCAGCAATTCGCTCATTCATCCGAATTATTGTGTCTTCAGCATCATCGATAAGTCCTTGTAGAGTCTCAATAACCATATTGCCTTGGCGTTTAATCCAAATTCGAGAGGCAGGGAAGAAGGAAGCTCCTTCACCACTATAATTAAAGGTTAGCGATTTCCCTTCATTTGAAGCATTAAAAAAGACAACTCCCATAAGGTAGTCAACCTTAAAATAATTGTCTTCTAGTTCACCATCTTCAATTTCTCGCCATTCCTTCTTATCTCCAATAATTTCTACACGAAACTCTCTGTTAGGAATCTCAGTTAGGAGTGTTCTTCCGTTGTATACAGTTAATGTCTCGCTATAAGTTAGATACGGGTCTTCAACAGAACCTATTCTCTTTTTACTTAAAATTGGGTCATTATATAATTCAGCAAAATCAGCCAGTTTAATCACCTCCGTTAATTTTGTTGGTAAGCTTCCCAGATATATTTAACGTTTAATTTATTTCCTCTGCAGTTACTATCTGAGCCTGTGATAAAAAGGTTGTTTCCCAAAGCACCATAGCTTAAATCTCCTCCAATAAGGGAAAGTCCGGTTGAAGTAACTTGATAGGCATAGCCCCCCAATTGACTTTCAATTACTAGTTGACTGTCTTCAGATGAAATCGGAGTTATTTTAACTAAATCGGGGGTAAAGGCAAGCGGAATTTGTTTACTTAAAGTGCCGTCTCCTGTGTAAACACCTTTAGCAAACTTGGGAGGAACGGGGATATTTTCAGTTAATGCATAGTCAGAAGCTGCTCGTCCACCTAACATCTCTGCATTTCCATCTATTGAGCCACTAATGACCCCTGATTGATCACGTACTGGTATAGAGTTTGGTGAGGTGGTTAATGAAGCTGTAAAACCATTCAGAGAGTCTGCTGAACCAGCAGATGAAACAATCCATTCCTCTCCGTTAAACAGTTCCTGTTTATTAGTCTTTGGGTCAATCCAAATTGTCCCTGTCTCTGGATCTTCTGGCTTAGATTCCGTGGAAATTGTATAAAGACCATTAACTTTGCCACTAAGGCTTCCTTTTACTTCAATTGAAGGAGTAGGGAGGTAGGGGTTTTCAGAAGGATGATTTGACTTAACTATATCCGAAAGAAGAATTTGATTAATATCGATATCCGCATCTACTCTTCGATATGCTTGAACACCAATTGTATAGTACATATTTGAAGGCAATCCGGTAAAAGTAGCTGTTCGCCTGTCATATTTAACATTTTGTAAATTTTCACTAGCTTGCACAGAGCCAAATGTGTACTCCTCATTGTCATCACTACCGTGTAAGTAAACCTCAAACCCATCAATGTTGTATTTGTCTTCATTGGAATCAACATAGTTCCACTGAATGGTAATATCAACTGACCCGTTATCATTTACCTTATGGGTAATTGCCGTGCCGTCAGAAGCAATAACAGGGGGTGCTGGCTGCACTGAGATTCTGTCATTTCGAATATTGAAGTTTTCAGTTACTTTGTCCCATTCAATCTTTCTTTTGTTTAATTCAGTACTTATTTTGTTTGTTCTGTAAACGGTCTTAATGACTTTCTCAAAATCAGATTGAACTCTTTTTCCATTTGTAACTGTGACACTAATATTTGATTGTTCAAAATCAATTGTTATTGCTGAAAGAATGGCTTTAATATCGGTATTTAAATCACTCTGTTGAACTCGTACTATGTCTCCCAAACTGAACCTATCCCAGTTATGTTTTTCACTAATACAGTTAAAAAAGTTTACAATATCGAGTGTTACATTCACTGGCGGTGTATTACGACTTTCGAGTTCTTCGTTGGCATCATCATAAAGTTCATTCTCATCATAGATGCTGTCATTTGACCACTCAGTTGTCGAAATGAAACGTGAGAGCAGTTTTTGCTGATTTTCACTAAAATTGTTCTCAAAAGAAAGCTTTTCTTTAAGCTTAGAAATTGAAGCAGATATTTGAGAAATTGTTGATTCAATCGTAGCAATTTGCTTTTTCTTTTCTGCAACTGCTTTCTGCTTTACGGCAAGTTGAGCTTTTAGTTGACTTGTGTCATCTCCAGCTTTCTTCGCAACTTCAATTCGATCTAATAACTTTTGGACTTCTAGATCAAGTGTGTAAAGCTCATTATTCAATTCGGTTAAACCAGTTTCAGCTTCGTTCTTTTGGGTGAGAAGTTTATTAAACGCATTTCCTTCGCTATTAACAAGATCATTATAATCAAGAATTGCATGACAAAGTTCATCTGGCATATAGGCACTGTGGGAAATTACATTTCGTTGTTCGTCACGTTGAAAGGGGAAGAGGAAATAAGAGAAATCATCAATGTACGATTGACCAGTCGGGTTCACTGAATTAATACTTATGCCATCTTTTCCAGTAGCATACAGTCTTGTTACCAATTCGTCTGCATCATCAGAATCGTCCATGCTAATCATATATTGCCGAGGGTTCAGTTTGAGGCCTTTGTATTTCGAAATGTCTGATTCTTTATAAAAGCTTACAGTTTCTTTTAATGTATCAAAGACTGGAACTGCATCGAACTTCTCGCAGATTGAATATAAAAAATCAAGCTTGTTAGTTGATGATACATCAAACTGTCTTCGTTTTACGTTAAAGAGGGTATCTATGTATCCAACCGTCCAACTGGTATTCTTTAAACAGTCTGTAACTACTTCCTGCAGATTTTTAGATGTCTCCTCATATTTAAGAACGCTTATTCTGCTCAATTCATGTTGAAGAGATCTACACTCAACTTGTACAGTATCCATTTCACTGCTGAAAGACTTGGTTCTTTTTGTGATAATAAACCAAATCGCAAGCCCATAAAACTCAGTTTTAATTAGGTACCAGGGTTTTAGTAAATCTACAACATGATTCCTTTTAATGACCCCATCATAGGTGGCCTTAAGCGGAATAGAGAAGGAGAGTTCGTGAACGCTGCTTCCATGATTTAAAGTTACAGTTGGATTCAGAACTTCATCAATGTTGGCTATTTTAGTCTTATCTGGCTTAGCAAGGGATAAGCGTATGTTTTTTATCTCTGTATCCTTGCGAATAGTTATCAATTTTTCACCTTCTTACCGATACTTAAATCTGAAAGTGAGTCTCAGTTTGCATTTTCCGGTCACTTTTAATCGGTTTTTTCCGTAATCCAATCTAATATAATTGTCATTGAAATCATCATATCTTTCATTCCCATATAAAGACGACTCGATTATTTCTTTATCACCATTCACTTTAACAATTTCTCTGTCTTTTAGATTGCTGAATATAAAGGGATCAGTATAATCACTCAGGTTCTCGATTTTTACATCGCCGTCGCCAATTTTAAGAATTTCAACAGTAGGGTAAATCGCAACATCGCCTTTGTTATGGAGTTCAATGGTTTTCATTCCTGATGATATATCAAAGGAATGAGTACTTGTGTTTTTACTATATGCATAAGGGGAGTTGCATTTCATTGTCAAACGAACATATCCATGTCTAGCCGCATTATGGACTAGATCACTGGTATCTACGGGCATTGCATAATACACAATGTCTAAATTTTCACTGAAAGCTAAGGGCTTGTAATCATCAACATCTAGCCAGCGCTTAATTGCTCTTATTTTTTTCTCATCATAATTTTCACCAACATAAAAGTTTAAAGGAAATTGTTTTGCTTCTCTTTTGACACCTTCAGTGTACGGCTCTGATCTTCCTTTTACATAAGTTTCATTAACTGATCGTGAACCCAAAAAAGATTCCTCAACTAACCCAGACTCTGTATTAACGTTTTCCACTCCGTAGTCAATGGACTTTTCGTTGTCAAACAGGAAATATTGGCTCTGTCTAATCAATTTTTCACCCCCAATATAAAAAGAGCCGGCTTTAGCCGACTCATGTTATGTTGAAATTCAGTCCAGTATTTTTAAGACCATTTGCTAATTGTTTGTACACTAAGCTTGCAGTTTCTTTAGCATTACTAGCTTCTGTTACGTTAATTGTGAATGAGTTCTGATTGTTTGATGTATTTCCTTGAGGTGTAGAAGGGGTTACAGTAGGTGTCGAGAAGTTCTTAAGAGTTGGAATTAAGCCTTTGGTTAGACTTGTTTGACTAGCAACTGCAGCGTTCATTGCTGGTGTAACAAGAGAAATACTCTTACTTAAAACATCTGAAATTTTACCAGGTTGACCCCATTTAGAGGTAGTCTTTACTGAATTGTCAGTGGACGTTTGACGAACTTGTTTCACAGCTTCCAGCATGTTTTCAGTATCTGTCTTGTTTAAAATAAGTTCCTTGTCATGTAAGAATGCAAGCTTTCCTGCTCCAAGTCCTGTGCCTGTATATCCACCAGAAGCAAATGATGACACCTTTTTACCTGTTGTATTTCCAGTTGTAACGGTATTTAATGCACTGGCAGCGTCCTTAAGCTTATCAATCAAGTTATTGGAAATACTTTTCCCAATCGACTTCATATTCTCGTTAATGAACTTGGTGAATTCATTAAGCTGTTTAGCGATATCAGTGATTTTACCATCCATAAGCTTATCTTCAAGCTTTTTGAATGCTCGTTCATCATTTACCAGGTCATCGTACTTGTTGTTAATTGATTCTTCATCTTTATCAAGCTGATCTTGAAGGGCTTCTTTCCGTTTTGTGTTGCTACGATCTTTTATATACTCATCCAAAGCTTCCTGTTGTTCTTGAAGTTGTATCCATCTACAAAGAGATGTACGAAAAAATGCGGGATATTGAGTTAGAAGCCCATCAGAAAGCGACACAAGATAAGATTGATGAGATCGACAAAGAAGACGAAGAAGCTAAATATCAAAAGGAATTGAAGGAGAAAAACCAAGCAATACAGGAAACAAAAGATAAGATCAGTAAACTTTCCATGGACGACTCCTCTGAGGCTAAATCGCAAGTCAAAGACCTAGAGAAACAACTTCAAGAACAACAGGAAGCTTTGGAATGAGTATATAAAAGATCGTAGCAACACAAAACGGAAAGAAGCCCTTCAAGATCAGCTTGATAAAGATGAAGAATCAATTAACAACAAGTACGATGACCTGGTAAATGATGAACGAGCATTCAAAAGCTTGAAGATAAGCTTATGGATGGTAAAATCACTGATATCGCTAAACAGCTTAATGAATTCACCAAGTTCATTAACGAGAATATGAAGTCGATTGGGAAAAGTATTTCCAATAACTTGATTGATAAGCTTAAGGACGCTGCCAGTGCATTAAATACCGTTACAACTGGAAATACAACAGGTAAAAAGGTGTCATCATTTGCTTCTGGTGGATATACAGGCACAGGACTTGGAGCAGGAAAGTTTACTGATCTTATCTTTTGTTTCCTGTA